GCGCCAGGTTAATAGAGGCATAGTCTAGAAATCCTGTCTTTATGTAAGCGCCAACTGGAAAAACTGTGCCTGTCACTGGATCAGTAAAAGGAGTATTGCGAAAAATAAACGGGTAATAACCTGTGCTATTCCCTGAACCAATCGCAAATGAATCAAAGTTCAGAATAAAATTAGATTCCTTGCCATCGTTAGCACCACCCCAGCCTGCCACTTTGCCGTTTACGTCGAGCTTGATGTACTTCTGGGCATACAAGCCGTTTACTGATTGGCTGACCTCCTGAATAGACGCTGTATTTTGACCTACGGTTGTTTGAAGTGTAGTAGTTGCTTGCACGTTCGCAGAAACAGCATCAGCATTCGCTTTGATTTGTTGCTTGTACAGAGCATCATTTCCGCTAATCGTTGCAAGAACTTGATCGGTTCTTTGTGCTTGAGCCATATCGCCTTCAATTAGCGCAGACTGTAACGACCAAACACCTGTAAGACCTTCTGTGCTACCAATAAAGTCATCAGTCGAGCCGATGAGCTTCGGATTGACTTGCGCATACACACCGTCAATTTTGGTTGCATTTGCGCTAATTTTCCCCTCTTGCTCCGACACTTTTGCGTCAATTTGAGATAGTGCGCCAGCGCTAGCCTTTGTTCCAAGTTCGGCAGTAATTTCCTCAATTTTGTTCGCATTCGCATCCGACTTACTTGCCGATGCAGTTGCTTTTTCTAGCGCACTCGCTGCTCCTGTTGCTGCTGTATCCGCCGTGTCTGCTGATTGCTCTGCCACCGCTTTAACTTCAGTCACAAGGCTTGATAGCGCTCTTGTGTCATCAATCGCAATCTCGGCTTTTTGCAAAGCACTTGCTGAATTGAAAAGAGCATTGCCCGCTTCATCTTCCGCAACCTGTACCCGACCATCAAGTGCTTGAGTTTTTTCAATCGCTAAAGATGAATCTGATAGCGCAATTTCAAGACTGTCTTGAAAACTAGCAAGTGCGTTGTCATTGCTTAACTTGTAAGTATTCACATAGCCGTAAATTGCTGTGTCTGCATTTTGTCGGTCTAAAACTTCTTGCGTTAAGCCATCATCTAAGTTTTGAATTGCTGTAACTCGTTGCTGTCTTTCCAGTGCTAATTCATCGCTGATTTGATCTGCCTGAGTCTGTACTGCTGTGATATTGTCAATCAAATTGCCGATATCACCATCGAGACCTGCAATCGTGTCGATCTTGTCAATCTTGGTTTGCAGGTTTTGATGTAATTGTGACTCGGTGATTTTACCTGACAAAATATCAAGTACCGCGCTTGCATCGGCTGAAGTTGTAGCACTGACCCAATTCGACCACGGGCCGATATTCCCAATACGATCAATCAAACGCCCACGGAAATAACGGGTCAGATTTGGCTGCATTCCCTGAATATCATGCGTCGTTGTCGGATATGCAAACAAGCCAAGCGGCGCAGCATTGGCACCGTTTGACGTGGTTGCAATCTGAATTTCCGTATAAGCGGTATCGAGCGCACCAACGGCAGGGAAATTCCAGTTCAAGCGATAACCGAACAAGATGCCAGTCGCAGACAGATTTGCCAAAGCGGGTGGCAGACCAGTTTTACCGGTTAATGCTGTCAGCATGGAATACGTTGGCAATGAAGCAATATCAAACGCTGAAATCGCAGTCACACGCGCTTCATAATTGCCCGCATAGATACCCTGTACTTCTACTGAGTTGCTGCCTGTGATTGGCAACTTAATCCAACTACCATCATCCTTTCGCCACTCCACTTGATACTTGGTGGCACCTGGAGCCTGATCCCAAGTAATCACCATTGTTTCAATGGACAAGCCTTGTTGCACCATAGTTTCAGATGAAATCAAAACATTGGTGACTGGCGCTTGAATCGTTGGATTAATAATGGAAATCGGACGCTCATCAATGAAAGCACCGAAGTCAATAGCATTGTATTTCGCAGACTCGTATTGCAAGCCGGTAATTGAAAACTGATGTTTCTCATCTTGAGTGATACTCATGACGCGAAACTTCATGGTTTTTAAATCTTGCGCATCAACGACCCAAACATTTTCCGCTGCAACAGAGTCAAACGCCACTGTAACTGTGACTTTGCGCCCAATTTTTGATGACACGATTCGAGCTTGCGCTTTACCATTTTCACCGTTCACAACCAGTCGATCGCCCGCACGACACACAACATCGTCACGATCTAAAGTGATAACTTTGCGATCAGTGCTGACAGCGGAAATACGACCACCATTCGCACGGCCAGCAAAAAGCTCGTCTGCGATTTCAATCACGCGGCCCGGCTGTGGAATATAACCATCTAAACCAACTTTAAAAGATACAGTCCGGGTTTCTAGTTGCTCAGACTTTAACGCCCAAAGCCCTGCACGTTGCGCTTGACCCTCAGAAGTACAGCCCCATGCATCAATCTCAGCAATACGTACACCAAGCTTTGCAATAGCCGCTTCATCACGCACATAGACATACTCTGTCTTATAGTGATTTGCAGGGTTATCCCATGCAACCTTAGCAACAGTGTGTCGATCACGCGCACGGGTGCCTGAATACTCAAACAGACCATCAATCACATTGGCGCGTGTGTAAGTAAAGTAAGTGTCTTGTGGAATATCAGCATCACAGACAATTGAATTGCCATCCCAATAAGAAATTGCACGGAATACACCTGCCAGTTTGCTTAAGATCGTATAAGCATCTTCAGTTGACTGTAGATACACATTGCACGTAAAACGTGGCTCCTGACCACCTTTGCCATCATCCACCATCTGATCGCAGTATTGTGCTAGACGATACAAAGACCATTTATCTAGCATTGCAGAGGTTAATCGATCACCCAATGCATAGCGTTTTGAAGTGCAAATGTCGTAATAAATCCACGCAGGGTTATTGGTATAAGCGCGTTTAAATGTACCATCCCACATGCCTGCATAAGTACGCGCTACCGGATCATAGTTTGATGGAACCTGAAGCTTAATCCCTTTTAAATCAATTGCGACTTTGGCGACATTAGAGAAAGTTTCAGCGTCATATTGCAGGCCAAGCAAAGCGGTATTTGGATAACTGAGCTTTAGATCAATAACCTCGGTAATTGCATCAACATACATCTTATCGCTGATGTACTCTGATGTTGAATTTGGCGTTAATCGACGCACGCGAACTGTCCAACCGTTATCCGATTTTGGCAAATCAATCCGGTGTGAGCGCTCATAATTTGCAGAAGTTTTGTCAGCGATTTGAGTATTTAAAACCTCAGTCCATGTGCCACCATCAGTTTGTAGATCAATCGCATACTGAATGACGATACCCTTTACATCGCCATTATCAGCATTCTGCTCACGTAGCGGCCCCCACTTGAAGCGTAAACGGATTGCATCCAGATCAGTATTGGTAAGTGAGCGAACCCAAGGCGATTCAGACTTTAATTCAACATTGATTGCAGTTTCAGAGGAGATATCTGGAAAGCCTTCAATATGAGTCTGGTCATTAGTACCAAGACGAAAGTCAGCCTGAACATCTTCAAAGTTCCAGCCACCAGCCGGATTTTGTAGCGGGGTTTCTTCCAGATAAACCGATTGCAGACCATTGGCCAGTCCCTCAACTTCACCTTCAGACAATCCATATAGAATTTTGATATAGGTTTTTGACTGCGCTGAATCGGGTGCAATCACTGGCTGTCTTGATTTGCCTTGTCCTGCTTTTGCGCCTTTAATTACTGCGTTCATACATTTCCCTAGACAATAAAAAAGGCGCTCTATGCGCCTGTATATTCCTATTATTTACATTAGATCTTCAGGGTATTGCCCGGCGCTTGCAATAAAGCCACCAACCTCACGCTGACCATAAAGCACTGGCACCGGATTACCCTGAGCAATTGTGGTGACTGCACCACCAAAGCCTTTATTGGCTTTATTTCCATCTTGGTTTTGGTCTTGGTTTTCAATCTTGGGCATGAGCATCATGGCAATACCGCCGACCATCATGCCCACACCAGCACCAATTAATGCTGCACCCGCCGCTCCACCAACACCGGTCCAGCCCGTTGTGACCCCAACAACAATACCAACCACTACTAGCACAGCACCGAGAATTGTCTGAACTGCGCCACCTGCACCCTTTACTTTCGGAACGACTTTAATCACTTTGGCACTGGTGCTCATGTCGAGTTCGGTTTCAGAGATATTTTGCTTATCCTGAAAAACTGCAAACTCTAAACCTTGCTCATGCGCATGTAGCATGAAGTGCTCAAAGCCCGGCACCTGAACTGATAAAGCTCTCATCGCTTCACGGGTATTTTCCACATCGAGCCGAAACTCTTTGCCAAACCTTTTGGCAAGAGCTCCATATAACTTAATTGTTTTGAGCATATCGAACCACCTTTGCAACTCGTTCCTGCCACTGTGGACCAAAGATTTCACGAGCAGATTTACGCCCATACGGGTGATGCAAAATAAGTGCTGACCCAATGCATGGCTCGGTCTGCTCAGATTTGAGCGCACCATTGTCACCAAGCC